GCCGTTTGGCACCGCGGCGATCCTGACCCTGCGCGACATGGGCGACATCAGGGCCGCCCAGCAGATGAAGGACAAGATCGCCGCTTGTTTCTTTGGCGTCGTCACCGATATGGATGGCGAGCAAGACCCGAACAAGACCGGCATTGCATTCGACACCATTGAACCTGGAGCGGTGGAGCACCTGCCTCCAGGGCGCAACTTCCAGGCGTTCAGCCCACCAAGCTCCGGCGATTTCGTGAGCACGCACCGCGAGTACGCCCACGCGGTCGCAGCGGCCTACGAAATCACCTACGAGTCGATGACGGGTGACCTAAGCAACGTCAACTTTTCAAGTTTCCGTGGCGGCTGGCTTGAGTTCTCCCGCCGAATCGCCTACCTGCGCGGCAAGGTCTCAGTCCCTGGAATGCTCAACCCGGTGTGCCGCTGGCATGACGAGCTGTCGCGGATGACGGGCCTGCTCAAGGGTCCAATGGAGTGGACCCACACCCCGCCGCGCCGGGAAATGGTCGATCCGCCCCGCGAGATCCCGGCGCTGATCAGTGCGGTGCGGGCCGGGATCATGAGTCTGTCCGAGGTGCAGCGGTCGTTTGGCTATGTGCCCGAGGAGATCATCACCGAACTGGCCGCCGATATGGACAGAGCCAAGGCCGCCGGCCTGACCCTGAGCGTAGATGCTGGCCTGGTGTCAGACTCCGGCGTAACCCAGGCGCGGCCGGTGGGGTCGGGCTTCATCAGCTCGGCGCCGGATCCGGGGAGCGATGCAGAAGACGATACGGTGGAGCTACCACCTGCGGCGCCCTAACACCTCACCCTCCGTAGCCTGATCTCAGTGACGATCAGGCAATGACTCTCGGCGTGACGGTGAAAGCGGCGATTACCGCCCCGGTCCTGCAGCTCTATGGAGATGTGGGCATTGACGTGCTGGCCGCCGATGTGGCCCGGGCCCTGGAGCAGACCGGCGGCCGGGACGTGACGATCAACCTGTTCAGCTATGGCGGCGACGCCGGGGAGGGCCTGGCCATCCACGACATCCTCGCCCGCTATCCCGGCAAGAAGACTGTGATCATCGATGGCGTCGCGGCCTCGGCTGGCTCAATGGTGGCAATGGCTGGCGATCGGGTGGTGATGCCCGACAACGCCCTGATGATGATTCACAACTGCTGGAGCCTGGCAGCCGGCGACGCCGAATCGCTGCGCACTTCGGCCAACCTGCTCGACACCTACAGCGCCAGCTACCGGCAGACCTACGCCCGCAAGTCCGGCGCATCCGAGGCCCAGGTAGATGAGTGGATGGCCGCCGGCGCTGGCGCCGGGACGTGCTTCACCGCAGCCGCCGCAGTTGAAGCAGGCCTGGCCGATGAGGTGGTGGCCCCGGTGGATGTGCGCGCCAGCGTGCCGCGGTTCCCGGCCGGTCGCTTCACCAATGCCCAGGCCGCCCTGCTAAGGGGCTGGGCCGCACTTCCTAGTCTGAGTCCAGAGGAAAACCCCAATCCCTCCCTGAATCCAATGACTTCGCAATCTCAGGCCGGGGGCGCACCGGCCGCGACCACTGAGGTGCAGCCCGTGGCAGCCGCCGCGACTGAGGCTGTGACCGTCCAGGCTCAGGCTCCCCAGCCCGTGGCCGCCTCCACCGAATCCGCCACCATCGCCGGCCTCCGCCGGGAAGCCGACATCCGCCGCTGTGCCGCCTCGGCCGGCCTGGCCGCTGATGTGGTGCAAGCCATGGTTGACGGCGGCAAGCCGTTTGCCCAGGTCGCCATGGACATCGTGACCGCGCACGCCCAGGTGATCGAAGGCCGGGCTGGTGCTGCTGGCCACCCTGCCCGTATCCAGGTCACCCGCGACGCTGGTGATTCGGTGATGGCTGGCATCGGTGAGATGCTGGAAGCCCGCATCAACCCCGGCGCCAAGATCGGCGACGCTGGCAAGCAATATCGCGGCTACTCCCTGATGGAGTGCGTGCGGATCTTCGCTGAGAGCCGCGGCATCAATACCGCCGGCCGCTCTAAGAGCGATCTGGTGGCGATGGCCATGCACAGCACGTCGGACTTCCCGCTGCTGTTCAGCAACCTGGCCGGCAAGACCCTGACCGCTGCCTATGAGGAAGAGCCCCACACCTGGAAGCCCCTCGCCCGTCAGCAGAATCTCCCGGATTTCAAGCAAAGCACGGATCTGATTCTGGCCGCGGACCTGGCCCCACTGGCCCTGCTTGAAGGCGGTGAATACCAGAAAGGCACACTTACGGAGGCGCAAGCTACTTGGAAACTCGCTACTTATGCTCGCAAAGTAACGATTTCGAGGCAAGCGATAATTAACGATGATCTGTCCGCCCTGGAGCGCACGCCTGAGTATCTGGGTCGCGGCTTCCGCCGCCTTGAGTCCAACCTGATCTGGGCCCAGATCACCAGCAACGCCACCGTCTCCGTTGACGGTCAGGCCCTGTTTGCCGCTGGCCACAACAACACCGGCACCGGCGCGATTGGCATCGCTGGTGTCAACGCCGCGAAGAAGGCCATGCGCAAGCAAACGGACATCTCGGGTGTCACCGTCAACCTGACCCCCGACTACCTGATCGTTCCCACCGATCTGGAAGCGACTGCCCTGCAGTTCCTCTATCCCACCGGCTACGCCCCTGCAGCGCTGACCGGAGCAGCCGGCCCCAACGTTTATGCCGGTGCCATGCAGCTGATCGTCGAGCCCCGCCTTGATGGTTCCGCCACCCAGTGGTACGCCGCTTCTGCCCCCAGCAAAGTGGAAGGCCTGGTGTACGGCTACCTGGCTGACGAGCCCGGCCCGACCATCACCCCCGTGACTGAGCGGGATCCTGATGGCCTGACCCTGCTGGCCCGCTTCGACTTCGGCTGCGCAGTGAAGGACTACCGATTCATCTACCGCTCCACCGGCGCCTGATCTTGACCTTCTGGGCCGGCAACCCCGGCCCTTCCTTCATTCAACCCCCGAGGTAATCACCCGTGAAGAACTCCATCCAAGACGGCGACGTTCTCGCCCTTGCCGCCCCCTACGCAGTCGCCTCCGGCGGTGGGGCCCTGATTGGCTCCATCTTTGGTGTCGCCGTCACCGCCCTGGCCAACGCCGAGGTCGGCAGCTTCCAGTTGAAAGGCGTCTACAACCTGCCCAAGGCCACTGGCGCCGCCACCCTTGGCGCCAAGGCGTACTGGAACGACACCAACAAAAACGTGACCGCCACCTCGACCAGCAACACGCTGATCGGTGTGTTCGTGGCCGCCTACGCTTCCGGCGACACCAGCGCCAACGTCCGCCTTAACGGCTCCTTCTGATGGGTTGGGTCACCCTATCGGCAGCAGCCAATCGGGTGGCCTTCAACCGCCTGGGCAGCGTCAGCGTTGTGGCTGGCGCTGTCACCGGGCAAGGCTTTCTCTCTCAAAACTCCGAGATGATCCTCGGCGGCGAGATCACGATCATCGATTATTTGCTGACCGTCCCCACCAGCACCTTCGGCAGCCTGAGCTATGGCGACCTGGTGACGGTTGATGGCACCAGCTACAAGTGCGAAACCCAGCCGCAGCGCTTCGACGACGGCAGCTTCTGCCGGGTGCCGCTGGTGAAATTGACAGCAGAAGAAGCTATGGCCTACATCCTTGACGGTGGCGCGGCGCCAACACCGACCACCCCAACTCCGGCCCCGGTTGATTTCATCTACGACGGTGGCCACGCATGACCACTCAAACCATCCCGGCACGGATTGTCTTTAGGCGCGACACGGCGGCAGCGTGGACTGCTGCCAATCCCGTGCTGCTCAATGGCGAACTGGGCCTTGAGACTGACACCCGAAAGCTGAAGATGGGCGACGGTGCCAGCACCTGGGGCTCGCTTGCTTACTACTCCACCAGCAGCGGCGGCAGCGGCAACACCATCCTGAGCGGCAGCGGCGCCCCCAGCGGCGCCCTGGGCGTCAACGGCGACATCTATCTGGACACGGCAGCCACGCGCCTGTATGGCCCCAAGGCGGCCGGCGCGTGGGGCTCTGGCGTTGCGCTGATCGGCGCGCCAGGCGCCAACGGAACCAACGGCACAAACGGCACCGCTGGCACCAACGGCACCGCCGCAACCGTCAGCGTTGGCACCGTCACCACTGGAGCGGCAGGCAGCTCGGCCAGTGTCACGAACACCGGCACCAGCGGCGCCGCCGTGCTGGCGTTCACCATCCCTCGCGGCGACGCCGGGACCAACGGCACCAACGGAACCGCTGGCACGAACGGCACAGCTGCAACGGTGGCGGTCGGCACGGTCACCACCGGCGCCGCTGGCAGCTCTGCATCCGTTACCAACTCAGGCACCAGCAGCGCGGCCACGCTGAATTTCACGATTCCCCGAGGCGACGCAGGGACGAACGGAACCAACGGGACGAACGGGACCAACGGCACAGCCGCCACGATCTCTGTTGGGACCGTCACCACCGGCGCCGCTGGCACCTCCGCCAGCGTCACGAACACCGGCACCAGTTCGGCTGCCATTTTCAACTTCACGATCCCCCGAGGCGATACCGGCGCCGGTGGTGGTGGCAGCGGCACAATTCCAACCCAATCACTGGCATACAGCGCCAGTATCGAGCTAGATCTAGCAACGCTCACCGGAACGCATCAACTACTCACCTTAACCGGAGCGGTTTCGTTCACAGCAATCAACCTTTCACTGGGAAGATGGGTGACCATTTTTATAGAACCTGGCGCAGCTAATCGAACGTTGACATTCCCGGCAGGGTGGGTATTCCTGAGTAACAAGCCCGCCACGCAGACTGCAAATAAGTCGGCAGTGCTGACCATTAAGGCCAATGGCGCTTCGTCAGCGGACATTCGTGCCGCCTGGAAGGAATCGCCATGAACACATTTTCGTTTGATGACCTGGCATTTTTGGCGAGCCTCGACGCTGGCGGCGTGGTGGCTAATGGTGGCAACACTGTTCTGGATGTCGGCGGCTACCGAGTCCACATTTTTACGACAGTAGGTACATCTACTTTTGTAGTTACAACTGGCGGCAATGTTGAGTATTTGGGCATTGGCGGCGGCGGCGGCGGTGGTGGAAGCAGCGGAAGCGGGTACCCCGGCAGCGGTGGCGGCAGTGGCGGTTATCGCTGCTCAGTCGTGGGGGAGTCCAGCGGTGGTGGCGCTGCTGCGGAACCAGTAATCGCCGTCACGCCCCAGACCTATTCAGTCGTGGTCGGCGCCGGAGGCAATGGCGGCGTTCAGGCAACTGGCAGCAATGGCGGCAATTCATCGTTTGCCGGTATCGTCGCACTGGGCGGAGGCGGAGGTGGCACCCAGGCCATTGGATCTACAGGCGGGTCTAGCGGCGGATCGTGCGACTCCACCACGAGGAGGGCCGGGACCACCGGCCAGGGCTTTGGCGGTGGAAACGACGGTTCATTGGGCTATGCCGCTGGCGGAGGCGGTGGAGCGGGCGGCCCTGGTGGCGACGTTTTTGTGGGCGCGGGCGGCGACTCAACCAACACCAGCAGAGGCGGCGATGGTGGTGTTGGTGTCACGTCGTCAATCACTGGAACTGCTGTCGCCAGAGGAGGCGGAGGAGGAGGCTCTGACTTCAACACCGTGGGCGGAGCTGGAGCCGCAACCGCTGGCGGCGGCGCTGGAGGCTCTGGGAATAGCGCGTCTGGTGCGCCAGGTGCAGCTAATACGGGCGGAGGTGGCGGCGGCGTTGCAGGTTTCAGCCGTACCGGAAACAACGGTGGCTCTGGCATTTGGATTATCCGCTACCCGATCTAACCAACCATGAACATCATCCGCCTGCGCAACACAATCCCCCAGTATCCCTATTCGGTGATGCAGTTCCGCGTCGACGAGCCGCAACTGTCGATTTCCAGCGACCCGCATCCCGGCGAGTTGGCCACCTACGCCACTCTCGACCCACCAATCCTGGTGTACGCAGTGGCTAAGGTTGAGCCACCCACCATCAACACCAGGACTCAACGCCTGCTTCCTGTTGAGGCCGAGTTGGTCGATGGCGCCTGGCGACAAGTCTGGCCTATTCGTGATGCCTCAGAGCATGAAATTGCGGACTATGACGCGGCAAACGCTCCGCCGCCGGACTGGCCGGGCTTTCAAACCCAACTCCTGCAATCAGAAGCCTTTGCAGCAGCTCGAATAGAGGCGCGGCAAGTCCTTGAGGCTGAGCTGCCAACCGCTGAGGGGGTCCGGCGGCAGCGACTGCTCAGGGCCGCAACTGCGCTGTCCGACCTCGGCGCCATAGTGCTGGCGGCGGCGTCACAAAACGATCCGAGCCTGTTCATCGGCGCTTGGCTAATCCTGCGCCAGGCCAATTTGGTGAGCCCCGAGGTAGCCGCTGGCATGGCCCAGATCGCCACTGGCTACCACCTACCGGCCGACCTGATCCGCAGCTTGGGGGCGCCTGAGCAGTAGGGCGCCAAAGGTTCAGCCTGCCTAGCCTGAGCACAGTTCATCGCCATGATGTGGCCGCGATCAACGGCACGACTGATCACGCTCTGACTTTCTAGCCTGAACCATGGCCGACATCACAATTTCAGGGCTACCCAATGCAACGATCCTGACGGGCTCGGAGCGGGTGCCGATGGATCAGGGCGCGACCACCGTTGACGCGAGCACGCAGGCAATCGCCAACCTGGCGACCAAGACCACGGTGGGCCTCGGCAGTGTCGATAACACCAGCGACGCCGATAAACCGCTCAGCTCAGCCACCCTGGCGGCGCTGAGCAACAAGGTGTCAACGAGCGACGCCTCAGTGAGCAACGCACGCGAATGGACCGCCGCGACAGCCACGGAGGTGGAGGCCAGGGCTGGCACTGGCACCACGCGCCGGGCGTGGACAGCGCAGGCCGTTCGCTGGAATGTGCTGGAGGCGCTGACCGCGTTTCGTGACGCGAATCGGGTTTACGTCTCCCCCAGCGGCAACGATGCCAACAACGGCACCAGCCCGGGTGAACCGCTTCGCACGCTGGCCGCAGCCGCTGCAGCGGCGCAACCTGGCAACCTGGTGGTGGTTGGCTCTGGCACTTACACAGAAGCGGCGCTGCCGATCCGTTGGAAGCGAAACATTGGCCTGCTGTGCTCCGGCCTGCGCAACACCACCGTAGGGCCTGCCGCAGGGCAGGAAATGAAAGATATCTTCAAGGTGGATTCGGGATTCTGGTGCTGGGGCCTGGAGTTCGCTGGCCACCAGGCGAACAGCGCCACCGGGGACCTGTCCTGGGCCATCAGCTTCAACGAACTGGCAGATAACCGGGGCATCGGCGCAGTTGGGCTGGGCGCCTACATCCTCAAGTCCCCCTACATCCAGAACTGCAGCAGTATCACCGCAGAGGATGACAGCGGCACGGCCGGCTCCGTTTCCACTGGTGACACCGGCGGCGGCATCCTGGTGGACGGCAGCAAGTGCGCCGCCAACTCCCCCATCCGTTCGATGGTGGTGGACAGCTACACGCAGGTGAACCTAGGCGGCCCCGGCTGCCTGGTCACCAACGACGGCTATGCCCAACTGGTGTCGTTCTTCGGCACGTTCTGTCAATACCACGTCAAGACCCTGACCGGTGGGCAGGTCAACCTGTCGGGCGGTGGAACCAGCGACTTCGGCATCTATGGCCTAGTGGCTGATGGCTACAGCCCGCGACCGGTGTTTACAGGTAAGTCGAGGGTGAGCAAGTTTGGGGCGGCTCGGATTGAGAAAGCCGTCACGATCAACGACACCACCAACACATTCACCTGCACCGCTCACGGGCTGAGCGCCAATGATCAGGTGGTGTTCCAGGCCAGCATGGGAACGCTGCCGGCACCGCTGGCGACAGGCGCCGTCTACTTCGTGCGCAGCGCCAGCCTGACGGCCGACACGTTCACCATCTCGGCTACCTCTGGCGGCTCGATTCTCGACATCACAGAGCCTGGTGTCGGCACCTATGCGGTGATCCGGCAGGGTGTGACTGAGGTTGATGTAATCGGCTTCAGCGCCAACCGCCTGGGCCGCCAGATCAAGTACCCAACCGCCGGCAGCCTGGGTGCTAGTGGCCGGCCGGTCACGATCTCGGCGGCATCTGGCACCACGTTCGCAATCACGCTGGACACCAGCGCGATCGCCCATGAGTACGTGGGCGGTGGCACGGTGACGGTCGGCGGCACCAGTTACGACGTGGTGGCCGCCACCTACAACAACACCACCGGCGCTACGACCGTGAGGGCCACAGGCTACACGCCAACCGTGGGAGCCAGTGTGACGCTGGCTGGGTTGTCGTTCATCTGCAACAGCAGCAGCCGGCCAAACGCGGGGCAGTTGATGTTCCCACAGCTGGTGTTCCCCAGGAACGCCAGCACGGGTGCAGCCGAATCGAAGACATTCACTTACACCAGGACCAGCGTCTACACCTTTACCTACACCGAGGCCGCATCCCCCAGCGGTCCTGATCACGAATACGTGAGCGGCGGCACGGTGGCGATCGGCGGCACCGACTACGGCGTGGCCGGTGCTGTCTACGACAAGACCAGCGGCCTGACCACGATTACCACCGTGACGGCCCTGCCTGGTGCCAGCACCGGATCGGTCACCGTCAACGGCCTGGCGTTCATCTGCCCGACTAGCGGTTACATCGTGACCAGCAGCGTGCCGATCGACGCGAGCGGCAACACGGTGGCCAATGACTCCAACAGTCGGGCGGGCTACCGGGTGCAGTTCTTCTCCGGCACCAATGGGGGCCTGAAGAACTCGCTGGCTGTTGATCAGACGCTGGACTTCAGGCAGCGCTCGCAGATTTCGGCCCCCAGCCACACCTTCGAGTACGTGGGCTCCGGCACCAACTACAACGCCTTGCCCTGGAATGGCGGAGTTCCGATCCCGGCGAACAAGATTGTCGAAACGAACAACGGCAGGGTCTATTCATCAAACACCGATGAACTGGGCAATTTTGCGGTCGGGACTCAGTTCACCGTTGACGGCACCAGCGGCACCGTCACGATCAACACCGATCAGTTCAATCTTTCAGGCCTGAACTTCATCGGACCATTTAGCCGTAACGGAGGCATCAGCACCGTGGGCGAGCAGCTGCGGGAGGTGAGCAATAACACCAGCCTGTACGCGAGCACGGGAGCCGCTGATGGCAACACGGCACCGACGCAGTTCGCAGTCAAGACCTACGCCGATAACAAGTTCCTGCAGGCGGTCACAACAACAGCCGGTCAGCCGATCAGCGTTTCCGACACCTCAACCGTTGACGCCCAGGGCTTCCAGACGCGCAACCGGAATATCACGCTGAGCCTGAATGTCGCCAACGGCCTGGTCCGGTTGGATGGCAGCGCCCTGGTGCCGGTCGCGCTGCTGCCGGCCGCCACCACCCTCGCGGCGGGTGCTATGTCCAGCTCGGATAAGGCCAAGCTCGACGGCATCGCCAGCGGCGCCACGGGGTTCTCTGAGGCCCAGGTGCGCAGCACCGTGCTGACGGGGTACGCCAGCGGCGCTGGGACGATCACGGCGGCCGATTCGGTGCTGAGCGCCATTCAGAAGCTGAACGGGAATGTCGCCCAGGCAACACAGTGGAATCTTCGCCAGACCGTCACGGCGGCATCCGGCACCTACGCCTTGGATGTCACAGCCGCCAGTGAGTTCGTGACGGCTGCCGCCATCGCTGGCACCACCACAATCAACCTGAGCAACCTGGCCAGCATCCCCACCAACTACGTGTGGCGAGGTGTGCTGTCGTTCAGCTACACCAGCGGCACCATCAACTGGTTTGCGGGCAACTCTGGCTACAGCGTGAGATGGGACGGTGGATCAGCGATCGCCCCAACGGCCAGCGAGGTTGAGAAGGTCGTGATTGAAGTCGTGGGAGGCAGCACAGTTATTGAGGTTGCCGCACTCAAGGGGAGGGCTGCGTAATGCTGAGGCGTAGGGCTTTGTTGGCGGCGACGAATCGTGGTTCGGGGTTGGGTAACTTCGTGGGCACGGGCCAGACGACTTTGAACTGGGTTGACATGACAACGCGAGGCAGCGATGTTTACTGCTGTGTGTACAGCGGCGACATCTACAAACAGACGGGGGGGACTGGCAATTTCGTGGCTTTGGGGCAGGCGACTAGGCTCTGGCAAGGACTGACAACGCTAGGCAGCGATATTTATTGCTGTGTTGTCGGCGGCGACATCTACAAACAGACGGGGGGGACTGGCAATTTCGTGGCTTTGGGGCAGACGGCTAGGCCCTGGAATGGAATGACAACGCTAGGCAGCGATGTTTATTGCTGTGTTGGCGGCGGCGACATCTACAAGCAGACGGGAGGAACTGGCAATTTCGTGGCTTTGGGCCAGACGAGTAGGGGGTGGAATGGAATGACAACGCTAGGCAGCGATGTTTATTGCTGTGTGTACGACGGCGACATCTACAAACAGACGGGGGGGACTGGCAATTTCGTGGCTTTGGGGCAGACGGCTAGGACATGGTGGCGCATGACAACGCTAGGCAGCGATATTTATTGCAGTCATTACAGCGGCGACATCTACAAACGGACGGGGGGGACTGGCAATTTTTTGCCTCTAGGCCAGGTGAATAGATCCTGGACTGGCATGACAACGCTAGGCAGCGATGTTTACTGCAGTGTTAGCTTCGGCGACATCTACAAGGCCAGTTCCATGTAACCACTAACCCATGACCATCCTCAACCTCCTCACCAACGCCTACCCCGTCAGCCTCTACGAGGTGCGCCAGGCCAATCCGAACGTTTCCTTTCCCGCTGAGCCCACCGACGAGGACCTGGCCCCGTTCGGCCACGTCAACGTCCACCCCACGCCGCAGCCCGGTTGCGACCCGCGCACGCAGCGCATCGAGGGGCCAACTGCAGCCCGTGACGCCGAGGGCGTCTACCGCCAGCAGTGGGTCGTCAGGGATGCAGCGGATGATGAGATCGCGGCCTATGACGAGGCAAACCCGCCTGCCCCGGACTGGGCAACATTCAAGGGCGGCCTACTGATTAACGAATCTGTCGCGCAAATCATGGCGACTGCTCGCGCTGCCGGGCGCGAAATTGCCGTGACCAATCTGCCTGTAGCGCTGGAGAAGGCCACCAGCGGACAGCCCGCTGAGTTTGCCGCCTGCTGGGCCGTGGTCGCCGCCGCTGGTGCTGCCGAGCCCGAGGCCCTGGCGGCGCTGACTGCAGCGGCCCAGGATTGCCACCTGCCGGCGGAGTTCGTGGCGACACTGGAGCCCAACCGCGAACGCGCCCACGACGAGCAGGGCCGATTCATCGCTGACGATCCAGCAACGCCGCAGGACGAGGCGTGGGTATAGGCAGACTGAGAGCAGCCTGATGAGCCCCATGGCGCCGGAAGACGTTTCGCACCGCGAGATCTACGTTCGCCTGGCAGAGCTGGGCGCCAAGATCGATTCAATCCTGGCGATTATGGCCGAGCGGAAGGAAGACATGGTGCGGATCAATGGAGACCTCAACAGCCTGCTTGTCCGCCAGCGCGCGCTGGAGAGCCGCATGGCTCAGGTCGTGATCCTTGGCGCCGTCCTTGCAATGCTCCTCCCGGTCGTGGGCAGCTGGATCACGCTCAGGCTTGTGATCCCGGTTGCCATTGAGCAACGGGAGGTGAAGCCATGAACTGGGCCGCATTTGCATTGGTGGCTGCTTACATCGGAGTCTGCGAGTACCGGGCCCCCAATCCCTGGGCGGCCTGTGACGCGCGCTGGAACGTGGCGCTGGCTGTATTTGTGCCCTCGCCGCTGCAGGGCGCCATCCCTGCCGCTGGTCGGATGCTGGGCATCGGTCGCCGTCGGCGGCCTGAGACTGATGTGGAGCCGAAGCCGTGACGCTGAGCAAGTCTGAGCGGATCCTGGCGGCGATCGCCACAGCCCTCGCCCCCACGGCTGGCATCAGCTCCCGGGTGTTCCGGGATCGCTGGGAAGCCCAGGCCCGCAACGAGATGCCTTGCATCTCCCTGGATCCAATCGGCGAAGAGCCCGGCGTCGTCTCCATCCCCTTCACCGACTACACCCTGACCGTTGCGGTAGACATCCTGATCAGCGGATCACCGCTGTCGGCCCTGGCTGATCCGATCCGGGTGGATGCCCACGCCCGCCTAATGGCTGATCGCACCCTCGGCGGCCTCACCCACTCGATCGACCAAGGCCCCACGGAATGGAGGGGCGAGCCTGGCGAGATCGGCATCCTTAGCCTGAGCTACAACGTCCGATTCAGGACCCGCACCGAAGATCTGACCCAATGAAGGTTCCTAGCCTGATCACAGATGAGTTCGACGGACAGGGCGGGGAATACCTGCTCGACCCGAAGACCGGCCAGCGGACGTTGATCGCCCGCACCGCTCCTGCTCCCAACCCCAACGAGCCGACCGATGCCCTTCCTGACGAGAAAGCGGACCATCCTGATCAAGGCTGAGTCCGTCTATGGCACCGATTCGGTGCCGACCGGCGCAGCTGATGCCCTGACCGTCCGCAGCATCGACGTGTCGCCGATTGACGCGGATTTGGTGAGCCGTGATCTGATCCGCCCATACCTGGGCAACTCCCCCCAGCTGCTCACGAACCTGAAGGTTCAATGCAACTTTGAGGTGGAGTTGGCTGGCAGCGGCGCCGCTGGCACTGCCCCTCGCTGGGGCGCCGCCATGCTGGCCTGCGGGACTGCTGCCACCACCGTGGCGTCCACCTCCGTGACCTATGCGCCGGTGAGCTCCAGCTTCGGCAGCGCGACGATCTATTACTTCGCCGATGGCATCCGGCACGCTGTCACCGGCTGGCGCGGCACCTTTGAGATCAGGGGTGAAGTGGGCCAGATCCCGGTTATCGCCTTCAGCGGCATGGGCGTCTACAACGCCCCCACCGATACTGCAGTGGGCGCCGTGACCTACGGCGGCCAGGCCGACCCGCTGGCCTTCACCCAGGGCAACACCACGTCGTTCAGTCTGTTCAGCTACTCCGGCTGTCTGTCGTCGTTCTCGTTTGCCCTGGCCAATGAGATGGTCTACCGCGAGCTGATCGGCTGCACGAGAGAGATCCTGATCACCGACCGCAAGCCCGCCGGCCAGGTGATGATCGAATCCGTGCCGATCGCCACCAAGGATTACTTCACCGCCGCCAACAACTCCGCCACCGGCAACCTGACCTTCACCCATGGCACCACCGCCGGTAACCGCGTGGTGTTCACCGCTGCTCAGGCTGACCTGAATAACCCGACCTACGGGGATTCCGACGGCGTGATGATGCTCAATCTCCCCTACGTCGCGTTGCCCACCACGGCCGGCAACAACGAGTTCAGCCTTGCGCTGACTTGATCAGACTCCCGAGCCTGAACCACCACACCGCCACCCATGCCCCTCCAGCTCCGCAGCCAATCCCCCAGCTACCGCTGGCCCGTCGTCGTCGAGTTTCCGGTTGACGGCGGCAAGTTCGACAAGGAAACCTTTGATGCCGAGTTCAAGCGGCTCCCGCAGGACCGCCTTCGCGAGATCGGCGAGAAGATCGAAGGTGGCGCCATCTCTGATCTGGAGCTGCTCGACCAGGTGCTGACCGGCTGGGGCGGCATCCTTGATGAGGCCGGCGCCGAGGTGCCGTTCAGCGAAAACAGCCGCCAGCGGATCCTTAACGTCCCCCTGGTGGCCTCGGCCATCGTGGCGGCCTGGCTGGAATCGCTGGCGAAGGGCAAGCGAAAAAACTGATCGAGGCCGCCGAGTTGTGGGTGACCGGCGGCCGGCAGGAAGGCCCAGACCCCGTGGAAGCCGCAGCGCTGGGGGTGATCGTGCCTGAGCCTGAGGTGCAGATTTTCGACATCCACCCAGACGCAGAGAAGGGGGTCCGAATGTTCCTGAAGTGCTGCACCCAATGGCGCGTCAGCGATGGCCAGCGGATCGGCCTGGATTATGGCGTTGTGCTCAGCCTTCTTAGTCTGGAGCAAGAGCCCAACCCAACCGAAGTGCTGGAGGACGTTCAGGTGATGGAAGACGCAGCACTGGCCAAGCTGGCGGAGCTTGCGAGCTGATGGCGAACCTTGACGCTCTGCTGAGAATCAAGACCGACGTTCAAGGTGCCAACAGCATCGTTGCGCTGAATCGCGGCCTGCAGGGCGTGCAGCAGACGGCCACTGGGGCGAGTGTGGCGATGCGGGGCATGGCTGGGTCGTCGGCCCTGCTGACCAGCTCCCTAGGCGCCCTGCTGCCGCTGATGAGCGCGGCCGGACTCGTGGGCCTGGTGAAAGGCGCCATTGATGCGGGCGACGCGATGAACGACCTGAGCCAGCGCACCGGCGTGAGCGTCGAGGCCCTGGCGAAATTCAAGAAGGCAGCGGCCACGTCGGGCACCGACATCGACAACGTAGCCAAGAGCCTGGGCCGGCTCAGCAAGGGCATGTTTGAAGCGGCCACCACCGGCAAGGGGAAGGCGGCCGATGCACTGAATGCCCTGGGGATCAGCGCCAAGGATGCGGCCGGCAACATCAAAAGCGCCGACGCGGTGACCCTGGAGGTTGCCAACCGGTTCAAGGCCATGCCGGACGGCGTGACGAAGACGGCCCTGGCGATGGCCCTGTTCGGCAAGAGCGGGGCCGAGATGATCCCGATGCTCAATATGGGCGGCGCGGCGATCGATTCGCTCAGCGTCAAGATGACCAAGGCCTTTGCGGAGAAGGCCGACGAGTACAGGGACAAGCTGGCGATTCTCAGCGGCAAGGTCAGCGCGCTGGGCATGGATCTCACCATTGCCCTGCTCCCTGCCCTGAACGCCGTCACCGACGCCGTGACCGCAGCGGTCGCCGGGTTTAACAGCCTGCCGCCAGGGCTCCAGCAGGGCACCGTTGCCGCGGCTGCGCTGGCCATTGCGTGGGGGCCGCTGACCAGCGCCGTGAAGCTGGGCGGCGTGGCGATCAAAAGCGCTGGCGCCGCCATGGAGATCATGCGTTACCAGGCCGCGCTGGCTGGTGGCGTGATGCCCCTGCTGGCCGGCGGCCTTGACGCGGTGAAGGTGGCCATCCTGGGGATCCCCGGTTGGGGCTGGGCGCTGGCAGGCGTCGCCGCGCTGACGAGCCTGACGGCTTACGTCTACTCCACCAACGACGCCTTTCGTGATTTCGTCGGCAATCTCGGCGACGTGATCAGCGGTGATTTCAAGAGCGCCATGGAGGTCATGGGCAACCTCGCCGCCGGGGCTGGCCGCTTCATCAACGGCACCTGGAGCAAGCTGGTCGGCTTCGCTCAGCAGATGGGATCCGGCATCGCCCAGGCGTTCTCCGGCCCGTTCGGCTTCATCGCTGACGCGGCGCGCACCGCCATGGGGCTGGTGTCAGGCGCTATTCAGAACATGGTGAACGCCATCCCCAAGCCGATCCGCGACAAGCTCGGCATGGCGGTGGGGCAAGCCGCCACCGGTGCGCTGTTCGGCCCGATCGGCTCCTATGCCATCGGTGCGGTGGGTCGTGCCATGTCCATGGGTCCACGTGCTGGCGGCGCCCAGGGCGGCAGATCGCCCGCCATCCCCGCACCAGCCATGAGCGCACTGGACCTGAGCGGCTATGGCGGCGCCGGTGGCAGGAGCACTGGGGCAGGCAGGGCCGCCGGGGATGGCGGGCGATCTGCCGGAGCCAGAGGCCAGAGCGCAGCCGCCCAGATCGCCAACGCCCTGAAGTCTGCGCTGGGCCTGACCGATGCCCAGGCCGCCGGCATCGTCGGCAACCTGATTCGCGAATCGGGCCTGAATCCCCGGGTGAACGAAGGCGGAGCCGTTGGCCTGCCCCGCGGAGTCGGCGGCTATGGCCTCGCCCAGTGGACCGGCAGCCGCCAGACCGACTTGGTGCGCTTCGCTGGTGGTCGCGGCCAGGCCGGGGACATGGCCACCCAGCTGCGCTTCCTGGTTTCGGAAATGATGGGGCCCGAAGCCGCATCCCTGAACAAGCTCAAGACCGCTCAATCCCCTGAGCAGGCGGCCTACCTGTTCGACAAGTATTACGAGCGCTCCGGCGTCAAGGCCATGGGCGAGCGTCAGGCCAATGCGCGCAGGGTGTTCGGCGAGATCGCCGGCGGCGGCCCCGGCGCGGGCGTGGCGGACTACGGGCAGCAGCTGCAGGATCAGGCCAAGGAAGCTGCCAAGGCAGCCGAGGAAACCCAGAAGCAACTCACCGCCGCACGCGACCTGCTGAGCACCAGCGAGGCTCGGTTGCAGGTGGCAGCGGCGATGGATCCACTTGAGAAAGCGCAGGTCGAATACGACCAGGCGCGAACCGAGCGGATGCGGGAGTACGCCGAGAAGTACGCCAACGTCCGCAGCGCCCAGGAGGGTGAGCTACTGGTGGCGGCTCAGATCAACGATTGGGCCCTGCAGAAGCTGGAGCTCGACAAGAAGATGGCGGAGATCGCCGATCAGCAGTTGATCACCGAGCGCCAGCGAGCCGAGGCCCTGGCCGACTCCATGGCCTACATGCAGGAGATGAGCAGCCGCACCAGCGTGGGCGCCGGGCTACAGCAGGGCCTGCAGGGCTATGTCGAGTCGGTCGGCACCATGCGCGATGCCGTGGGCCAGCTCACCACCGACAGCATCGGCGGCCTTGAGAACAGCCTGGCCGAGTTGGCCACCACTGGCACCACCAACTTCAAAGCATTTGCCGCATCGGTGCTGGCTGACACCAGCCGAATGATCATCCGGCAGATGGTGCTGAAGACGATCATGTCGCTGATTGGCGGGATCGGCGGCGGCGTTGGCCGCAGCTTTGAGATGCCCGGCCAGGCCTTCATCCCCTCGGGCGGCTACAGCTTCGCCGGCGGCGGCTACACCGGCGACGGCGCCAGGTCCGGCGGCCTCGACGGCCAGGGCGGCTTCATGGCGATGCTGCACCCCAGGGAAACGGTGATCGATCACACCCGGGGCACCCCCCGGACCGCCACCGCCAGCAGCAACAACATCACCATCAACGTGGACGCCAGCGGCACGAAGGCCGAAGGCAATGCCGGCACCGGCGCAGCCCTGGCCCGCGACCTGGCCCGGGTCGTCGATGACCGCCTGATCCACCACCGCCTCCCTGGCGGACTCCTCGCCGCCTGATCATGGCCACCTTCACCTGGATCCCATCGTTCGACTCGGCAGAGTCGAGCCAGCCGCGAGTGCTTAAGACCGCGCTGGGCGATGGCTATGAGCAACGCATCAGGATGGGCCTGAACTCAGACCCCAAGACCTGGGATCTGCAGTTCAACAACCGCGACGACGCCGAGCGCGATCAGATCCGCACCTTCCTGGAGGCCCGCGCTGGCGTCGAGTCGTTCAACTGGACAACGCCATGGAATCAGACCAACAAGAGCTGGGTGTGCGAGGAATGGAACATTGACCCCACCAACTGCAACAACAATCAGATCAGGGCAAAGTTTCGGCAGGTCTACGACTTTGCGCCGCCGGATCCAACCTACAGCAATATCGTGACATTAGCCGGCCTGCGGCTTGTGACATCCAGCGGCGACTACATCGTGGCCAGGAGCTGATATGCCCATCCCTTTCTCTGAAGCCCAGCTACCCGCCCCCTCGGCGCTGATTGAGCTGTTTGAGCTGGAGCTGATCGCCGCCATTCATGGCACCAATGCCGTCTACCGCTTCCACGCCGGCATCAATGCCAAGGGAGCGGGGGACGTTGTTTGGGCTGGCAACAGCTACTTAGCCTTCCCTGTTGATGCCGATGGCTTCAGCTACTCCGGCAACGGCCAGCTTCCCAGGCCGACCCTGCGGGTGGCCAACGTTGCAGGCGCTATCACCACTCTGCTGCTGACTCTCCCGGCAGGGCTGGAAGGCGCCAAGGTGACACGCATCCGCACCCATGCCCGCTACCTGGATGCGATGAATTTCCCTGACAACGTCAATCCCTACGGCACTCCCGACCCCTCGGCCGAATACCCCCGCGAGGTCTACTTCATTGATCGCCGCCGCAGCGAATCCCGCGAGGTGGTGGAGTTTGAGCTTGCTGCAGCGTTTGACCTGGCCGGCGTGCGAGCCCCAAAACGGCAGGTGATCGCATCAATCTGCACATGGGTCTACAGGTCCGCCGAATGCGGCTACAGCGGCGGCCTGCCCAGCTGCACCAAAAGCCTGGCCGACTGCCGCGCCCACTTCGGCGCGAACTCTGAGCTGCCGTTCGGTGGCTTCCCTGGCGCTGGAGCGTATTCCTCGTGATTCAGATCGACGACACCATTAGGGGCCAAGCCCTGGCCCATGCCCAGCAGGACGACCCCCGCGAGGCCTGCGGGCTGGTGCTGGTGGTCACGGGGCGGCAGGTCTACCGGCCCTGCCGCAACATCGCTGAGGAGCCGGGGGACATGTTCACCATTGATCCCGACGACTACCGCCAGGCCGAAGACGACGGGGAGGTGCTGGCGGTGGTTCACTCGCACCCGATCACCCCGCCCGAGCCATCGCCTGCGGATCGCTCCGCGTGCGAGGTATCAGGCCTGCCGTGGCTGATCTGCAACCCGAAGACCCAGGCGTGGGCCGAGCTGGAACCCTGCGGTTATAAGGCCCCGCTGATCGGCCGGGAATGGGTCTGGGGTGCGCAGGACTGCTGGACGCTGGTACGCGACTGGTACGCCGAGCAGGGCACCACCCTGCCGGACTGGCAGCGGCCTGCCAGGCCCGACGACTTCGAGGCGGCGCCGATGTTTGAGGCCCTATGGCAAGAGGCTGGGTTCCAGCAGATCGACCCGGCCGACATGCAGGAGGGCGACGCCGTGCTGATGGCAATCAGCAACGCCAGGCTCAATCACGTCGGCGTTTACGTCGGTGATCAGCTGCTGCTGCATCACCTTCGGGGCAGGTTGTCGAGCAGGGACGTGTACGGCGGCTGGCTGCAGAAGTGCACCGGCTGGGTCGGCAGACTGAGGCCATGAGGACCATCCGCATTTACGGCCGGCTGGCGAAGTTCCTGAAGCGCCGCACGTTCCGCGCTGAGGTGGCCAGCGCTGCCGAGGCCGTGCGATTCCTGCTGGCCAACTTCCCCCAGGTGGAGAAGCACATGGCGGATCAGCACTATCGCGTGAGCATCGGTGCTCGGGCTCTTGACGCTGAGGAGCTGCACGAACCGGCCGGCGGCTCAGACATTGCCATCGTGCCGGTGATCGGCGGTGCTGGCGCCGTGGGGCGGATCGTGGCCGGGGTGGCGTTGGTGGCGGCTGCCTTCGTCATCGGTCAGCCTTGGCTGGGGCCGCTCGCCTTCTCCCTGATCACCGGCGTCGGCGCCAGCCTGGCCCTCGGCGGCGTGGCCCAGCTGCTCACCCCCGTGCCGCGCATAGCAGGCCCAGGCGCAACAGCGGCCATGGCCAGCGCAAACGCTGCCAGGCCAGACGAGAACGACCCGCGTAAAAACTTCAGCTTCTCAGGTATTCAAAACACAAGCCGCCAAGGGCTGCCGGTTCCCGTGATATTTGGCGAAGTGATCGTGGGCTCTGTGGTCATCTCCGCCGCAATCGACGTGGATCAGGTGGCGGCATGATCAGCGGATCAGGCGGACGCAGAACGCAGCAGTCGCAGCAGGCAGTGGTGCAGCAGGTGGCGGCGCAGCCTGCGCAGTACATCCCCACTGAGACAACCAACAATCTATTCTCAACCAGCTATGCCAAGACTCTTGACCTGATCGGCGAGGGTGAGATTGATGGACTGGTAAATGGCCTGCAATCGATTTACTTCGAGGGCACGCCCATCCAAGGCCCTGATGGCAGCCTAAACTTTAATGGCGTCACGGTTGAGACGCGCAACGGCACGCAGAGCCAGAGCTACATTCCCGGCTTTGACGAGGTAGCCAGTGAGACGGCTGTGGGTGTGGTCGTCACCGCCTCGGCTCCAGTGACGCGGACCATTGCTGCAGCGGCTGATTATGTGCGGGTGACCGTGACGCTGCCGGCGCTGCAGGAATACACCGACAAAGGCGACATTTTTGGTTCAGATGTAAACCTCTACATTGACGTTCAGAACAACGGTGGCGGCTATTACACGGCCATCAACGACACAATCAGCGGTCGAACATCGCAGCAGTATCAGAGGCAGTACCTGGTCAAGCTCTACGGTCCATTCCCTGTTGATATTCGGGTGCGCCGGATCACCCCAGACAGCACCAGTTCCAAGGTTGCGAACGCCTTTAGTTGGGCGAGCTATTCGACGATCACTTACGCCAAGCTCACATACCCCAACTCGGCGCTGGTTGGCTTGAGGTTTGACGCCGAGCAATTCAACGCCATCCCCGCCCGCAGCTACCGGGTGCGGGGGCTCAAGGTACTGATCCCCAACAATGCCACGGTGGACAACGCCACCGGGCGGCTGATCTATTCCGGCGTGTGGAATGGTGCCTTTGCCGCTGCGCAGTGGACGAGCGATCCCGCCTGGTGCCTGTGGGCATTGCTCACTGATAGCCGCTTTGGGCTTGGCGATCACCTGGACGCCAACAACCTGGACCGCTGGGCGTTCTATTCCGGCTCCCAGTACGCCTCTGCCCTGGTGCCCGATGGGTTCGGCGGCTACGAGCCGCGGTTCAGCTGCAACGCCAACATTCAGACACTTGACGGAGCCTATCGGCTGATCAACGATCTGTGCTCCACTTTGCGGGTGATGCCTTTCTGGGCGGCCGGTGCGCTCACGATCAGCCAAGACCGGCCGGCTGATCAATCGTTCCTGTTCACCCTGGCCAACGTCGGTCAGGAAGGATTCAGCTACTCCAACAGCAGCGTCAAATCACGGCCCACCGTGGCGGTGGTGCGCTATCAAGACCTGGATCTTCGGGACGCCGCCTTTGAGATTGTCGAGGACGCTGCAGGCATTGCCCGCTATGGCGCGATCAAAGCTGAAATTGACGCCTTCGCCTGCACCAGCCGGGGCCAAGCGAATCGGCTCGGGAAATGGTTGCTCTACTCGGAACAGAACGAGGGCGAGACGTGCAGCTTCACCAGCAACCTGGCCGCCAGTGTGGCCGTGCGCCCCGGGCAGATCATCGGCGTGGCCGATCCCATGCGCAGCGGCTCCCGCCGGGGTGGTGCCATCGCAGCAGCCACCTCCACCGCGATCACCACCGACGACGCGACCGGCCTCACCATGGCCAACAGCCCAACCCTCTCAGTGATCCTGACCGATGGCACGGTGCAGACCCGGCCGGTGGTTTCGATCGCCGGCAACGTCGTCACCGTCTCGCCGGGCTTCACATCAGCGCCGCAGCCTGACAGCATTTGGATCTACGAAACGTCCAACATCCAGGCATCCCTGTGGCGCGTCCTGGCGGTCGAGGAGCGCGACGGCGTGGGCTGCGCGGTCACTGCGCTGTCCTACAACCCCAGCAAATACAACTACATCGAACAGGGTTGGGCGCTGACCAAGCGGGATGTGACCGACCTAGACATTGTTCCCGACGCACCGCAGAACCTGAGCGGTGTGGAAGTGCTTTATGAGGCGGGCAGTCGGGCGCTGGCTAAGTTGCAACTGAGCTGGAGCCTGGTGCCAGGGGTCAGCAGCTACCGGGTGAGCTACCGCCGGGGGAACGACAACTGGCAGCAAACCACCGTCAGCGGCCCATCCGCTGAGATCCTGGACACGCAAGAGGGCAGATACGAGGTGCTGATGGCATCCGTGAAGAATGCCATCATCCTCAGCAAGCCGGCCAGGCTGTGGTTCAACTGCGTGGGGAAGACGGCGCCGCCGGCCAGCGTTACCGGCGCGTCGCTGATGCCGATCGACGGGGCCAGCGCCATCCTGAGTTGGGATCAGGCTCCCGACCTTGACGTGCGCCTTGGCGGGCGTGTCTTGATCAGGCACAGCACGCGCCTCGACACCCCGGCATGGGGTGACTCGATCAGCATCATCCAGGCAGCCGGCGGCAACCAAGTTCAAAAGCAGGTGCCGCTCCTGGAGGGCAGCTACCTGCTGAGGTTTGAAGATGACGGCGGGCGCCAGTCCGCCGAGGTGACCTACGTGGTCACCGACCTGCCACAGCCGCAGCCGCGCCTGCTGGTCAAGGAATACTCAGAGGATCAGGAGAGCCCGCCGTTCAATGGCAACGGAATTGACATGTTCTATAGCACTTATTTCGATGCGCTTGTTTTGGGCAGTGGTGTTTTAATCAGTTCACACGCCAGCATTGCAGCCCTGTCGTCAATCGCCGGTGCAGACACCTCGCTAACGCAGCCGGTAGTGGCAAAGGGTGAATACGAGTTTGGTTCCACCTATGACATGGGCGGCGTGTTTGACGTGAACATACAGCGGCGGTTTGTCAGCTTCACCTTCAATCAGCTCGATCTGATCGCCGGTAGGCCGGGCCTGGTCAGCAGCTGGTCGTCAATCGTGGGTGCCGATGCTGGCGACGTTGACGCCGCGCTCCTGGTCCGTTCAACGCCAACGGATCCAAATGTGGCCCCTCAGTGGTCGGACTGGAACGAGCTGGCTAATGGGATCGTGCGCGGTCGTGCCTTTCAGTTCAAGGTCATCGCCAGCAGCTACGACCTGGCGCAGAACATCATCATCCAAGAGCTCGGCGCCGTGCTGGAGCTACAGCAGCGCATCGAGCAATCCGGCACCATCTCAGCTACCGCCAGCACCTATGCGGTCACATTCGCTGAGCGCTTTTACGACGTGCCGAACATCGGTGTCACGGCCTACAGCATGAACGCGGGTGACTACTGGGTGATCGACCCCGCAAGCATCACCCGATCCGGGTTTAGCGTGACCTTCAGCAACAGCAGTGGCGCAGCTGTCGCCAGACAATTTAACTATACTGCGATTGGATTTGGCCGGGAGGTCACTTAATGGCGCAACACGACTATTCCATTAGCGACGCATCTGGTTCGGCATTTTTGGCTGATCTGAACAATGCGCTGGCCGCAATCGTCAGCAACAACAGCGGCGCGGCGGCGCCCAGCACGACGTACCCCTATCAACCTTGGGCAGACACCGGCTCGACGCCGCCCACCCTCCGGCAGCGCAACGCGGCCAACAATGCCTGGGTCCCCATTGGCGAGCTTGGCGTGGCCAACCTGGGCAACCTGTCGCCAGCGAGCAGCGGCACGCGCAACGCGCTGATCAACGCCAACCCGATCATCAATCAGCGGGCCTACGTTTCCGGGACAGCTACTACGACAGCCAACCAGTACACCCTTGACCGCTGGCGGGTTGTCACATCAGGGCAATCGGTCACCTGGTCCGACAGCGGCAACGTCCGCACGATCAACGCGCCAGCCGGCGGGATCGAGCAGGTAATTGAGGGAAGCAGCTTGATCACCGGCACCTATGCGCTGAGCTGGGCCGGCACCGCTGCGGCCACTGTTGCAGGCGTCGCTGTCACCAAAGGCGGCAGCGTCACCCTGACCGGCGGAGTAGACACCACAGTTCGATTCAGCGGAGGCACGTTCTCGCTGCCGCAGCTGGAGCCAGGGGCCAACGCGACGCAGTTTGAGCGACGGAGTTGCGCTGCAGAGTTGGCGATGTGTCAGAGGTATTTTTACGCCCCTGGCGCCAATATCTTCTATCAAAGCAATGCACCTTCGGCAGGTTTAAGCATTACCGCCTCTTTCTCTCTTCCTGTCACCATGAGGGCGACCCCAACTTTCACCGGCGGATGGACTGCCGGGACCAACGCAGCAGCAGGCGGCTACTCTCCGTCCCCCTGGGGCCTGGTTGCATCCCTCACCGCCACTGGGGCGGGCATCTTTCAGGCAACTCTTTCCGTCACGTCGTTTAGCGCCGAGCTGTAATCGATGGCCTCCCCCACCCTCGCCTCAGTCCGCGACGCCGCCCAGGAGGTGGCCAAGCGTGGCCAGTTGCTCCCCCATCAGCTGGCCGCTTTCTCCGCCTTGGATCAGGCTCTCACGCCTGAGCAGCGGCGGGCGTTCACGATCGACTGGAGAGCCGCCGGCAGCCCGGCCGCGGCGCCCCCGGCACCATCCAGCCCGATCAAACCGCCACCGGCGGCCGAGCCCCAACGGGTTGGGATGGTGGGACCAAAGCGGCGGCCAGATCTCAAGCCCGGCGACCACCACCTGGTCGTGGATGACCGGGCCGAGACGATCGCCGCGTTCGACCACAAGGGGCGGCAGATCTGGCGGGTGGCAGCGCTGGCCCGGGGCCAGTCAACCGAGACCGACTGGCGATCCCGCAACAGCGATACCCCGCCGGGGCTCTATCAGATCGGCGCCATATACCGGGATTACGAGGACGACCCCAGCACCACGTTCAGCGCGGATCGCCGGGCCTACGGGTGGTTCTCGTTTGACCTGCTCGGCCTTGAGGGGCAGGAGGGGCCAGGTAGTCGGGACGGCCGCGACGGGATCATGATCCACGGCGGCGGCAGTGCCTGCGGCTGGCCTGGTGCCTGGCTGCCGCTGCAGCCGCTGCACCCCACGCTCGGCTGCATCCGGATGCACAACCGGGACCTCAGGGATCTGCTGCTCCCCCTGACCGAACTGGGGACCGTCTACGTCTCGGTCTGGCAGGAAAGCAGATGAGCGAGCGCACCTGGCAGTGTCGGCGTAACAAGGCTTGTCGGGCCTGGCTGCCAGAGAGCGCGATTGAATGGCAAGACGAGACGGGCACGCGCCGGCCGTTCTGCGCTCCGGGCATGTGCCCCAATGGCAAGCGCAGCGACACCAGCGACGAGCTACTGGCGCTGCAGCTGGAGCTCCGCAAGGCCAAGGAGCTGGCCAGATCTGCCGAGCGCGATCGGGACCGCGCCCTGGCGGAGCTGGCCAACACGATGGATTCGCTCAGCACGGCCCTGGACATCCGAGAGATTGAGCAGCCCGAGCCGCTGAGCGATCGCCACCATGGCCCCAGGTCCGAATCGGTCCCGATCCTGTTGTGCTCTGACTGGCACTGCGGCGCCGTGGTGCGCGCGGAATCGGTGAACCAACTGAACGCCTACGACGTTGACGAGTTTCACCGGCGAGCCCGGGCCCTGTTCGTCAATGCCCTGAAGGTGATCCGCATGGTGCGGAGCAGCTGCGACGTTCGGCAGATGGTGCTCTGGCTGGGCGGGGATCTGATCGACAACTGGTTGCACCCCGAGCAGGCCCAGACCCAAGAGCTATCGCCCACCCAGCAGATCATCGAATGCGAGCGCGCCATTGTGGCCGGCATCGATCACCTGCTGGAGCACGGCGCATTTGATCGCATCGTGATCCCCTGCAGCTACGGCAACCACGGGCGCACCACCCCCAAGGTGCAGGCCGACAACGCCCACGCCACCAGCTACGAGTGGCTGATGTATCAGAGCCTGCGGCGCCATTACAGGCATGAGCCGCGCATCGAATGGCATATCAGCGACGGCAACATTCTCTATGTCGAGGTCCTCGGCCGGCTGCTGCGCTTTCACCATGGCGATGCCATCCGCTATCAGGGCGGCATTGGCGGGCTGACCGTGCCGCTGACGAAATGGCAGCTCCGGCAGGATCAGGGCATCGCCGCAGATCATTCATTCTTCGGCCACTTCCACCAGCTCACCATGGGCACCGGCTGGTCGGTGAATGGCTCGCTGATCGGCCCCACCGCCTATGGCCTCAAGCTGGGCTTCGCGCCGGAGCGCCCCCAGCAGCTACTCAGGTTCCTCGACAGCGAGCGCGGCTGGACCGGAGCCTTTCCCGTCCTGACGGACTGACCACCGGCGCAACAGCTCCGCCCGGCTGCGGTCCCGCAGGCACTCCCCGCCGCCGCAGATCTCCCAGCAGCAGCCGCCATCGGCATCGACTGAGGCCCGCAGGGTGCCTTCATCAGACTGGGGACTCTGATCGTGCTCGGTCATGGACGGCTGGCGGATGGATCCGAATCTCAGTCTGAGCAGGCAGCTGGAGTTGGAGCGCGCACGCCGGGAGATCCCCCGGCTCCACCGCCACGACCTGGAGGCCCGGCTGGATTCGGCGCTGGTCCATCTGACCACCATGGATCACTTGCTCCGCCAGGCCCTGGCGCGGGTGCAGGAGTTGGAAATCAAAGAAGCCTTAGCTGAACCGTATGCACCGAGGCACGAGGAATAGGCCCGGGAGTTGCTGGCAGAACTGCGGCCAGGCCAGTCTCACTAGGGCGCTCCTTGCGCAGCTTGCCCATGGCATTGGCCAGCATCTTCCGGACCTCCCCGACAGAAATGGCCTCCTGAGAGGCCAGCTGGGCAAGGGTGCGGGGCGGGCCATCCAGCCCCCAGCGGCCCGTAATCAGCCGCTGCTCAATGGGGTCCAGTGCCGCCATCCGCTCCCGCAGTTCGTCGGCTTCGGGGTCTGGCTCTAGCTCTGCGGCTGCCGTCAGATCGCCCAATGTCGAGGGGCTGCCATCACGATCGCCAGGCAGTGAAGCGTCAAGCGAATGGCAGCCGGCTGACACCAGCAGCAGGTGATCGAGATCGGCCTGGTTTACGTCAAGCACAATCGCCAGCTCTGCCCGGGTAGGGGCACGGCCGATCTCGGCGGCCAAGGCCGCGGCGGTCCTCCGTGCCCTGGACAGCAACTCAGTTTTTCCGGTCGAAACGCGGATGGTGCGACCGTGCCAGTCAACGTGACGGCTCAGCCCCTGGCGGATCCACCAGTAACAAAAGGTTGAGAACCTGTATCCCCGGGCCGGGTCGAACTTCTCCGCCCCGCGCTGGAGGCCGATCGCACCGGCCTGGAGCAGGTCGGGCAGATCGGCGTCGGGAATGTGCACCCCCAGGCCCGGCCGAGCCTTGCGGGTGACGTGGACCACCAGCCGCAGATTGGCCATGACCATCCGATCCCTAGCCCGCAGGCCCCGCCTGCGGACCGCTGGCGGGGCCTTGCCAGGCGCGGGCTCCCAGTCCTGCCAGACCCGCACCAGGCCGCCGAGGTGGATCTCCTCGGCCGGCGTCAGCATCGGAACCCGACCGGCCTGCCCCAACCAGTGGGTCACCATGTCGCCGCCGGTGGCTGCCATGGGTTACGGCGGCGAGGGGCAGGTGATCACCGCCATTAGGCCCAGCGACAGGGCAACCGCCCAGATCACCGGATAGGGCGGGAGCATCAGGGCCACCACTAGCGCAGTGACGGCCAGCAGGATACTGAGCGCTACCTGAGCGGCAAAGGAGCTCATCAGAAGGGGGCCTCCTCATCGCTGGCGAACTCATCGACGTAGCCGGAGGGCTGGGCCACGCTGTAGCCCTCTTGCTCCTCAAAGCCTTCGGCGACTTGCTCGCCAGCGTCTTCCCGGGGAACGTAGTTGACCACCTGGCACGCTTTGGGCAGCAGGGAAATACCAGCGCCGTCGTCGGTCCAGTCGCGGATTGTGAAGCCCACGATCATCTCGGAACCGTTGCCGATTTCCTGGCCGTTCCAGGGTTGCTTCTTCGCGTCAACCAGCCGGGGCCCCTTGCTGAAGGTTCCATCGGAGTTCTCGAATCGACGCGTCTTGAACCTGACGCGGGTCTTGCCTTCGCCAAGGCTGTCCCACGGCTCGCCACCTTTGGCGCGCTCACGCTTGGCACCATGCAGCGCCACGAACTCCGCCTCAAGCCTGGCCAGGAACGCTTTGTGACTGGGGTTGGCGTCGTCAAGGATCAATTCGACGCTGTAGTTCCACTTATCTTTGTAGAGGTCAGCGGTGATCAGGTGCGCATAACGCACGGGCGCTTTGGGGCTGTAGAAGGTTTCGGATGCCATGGGTGATTCAGATAAGGGGATCAAGGCCCGCACCAAGGCGAACCAGGTGATGAACGGCGCCGGAGGCGCTGAGGTTGTGCTGCTTCATGGCCTGACGGACGGCCTGCTCTGAGTCGTCGCGCAGCTTGGTTTGGACTTTCCAGCCGGATGGGACGGCAGGCCGGCGCCCATAGGGGCGGAACCGCTCAGGCTCGGGAGTCTGATCAGCCATCGACACGCCAATTCCAGGGGGTGGCCGGGTGAGCGTGAAGGGTCACGGGGATCAACTGGCAGGACTCCAGGTCAATCCCAAGCTGGCGCACCCTGGCGGTCGCCGCAGCGGCATCAAGCGGCCACCACGCCCATTCCAGGCGGGTCGCCCATAGACCGTTTTGATCCAGGAACTTCCCGTCCAGCCGCTGAACCACCCAGACGCGGCGGCTGATCGAGCAGGCACTGGAGATCGGCAGAACAGGACTCGATGGTGTCAACGGTGCGGCTGATCTGGAGCAGCTGGCCGATGCCATCGGACCTGATACCCAGGCTGGCCAGGTTGTTGAGTTCGTGCTGCTGGTCATCGGAGACGAGTTGCAAAAGGTCAATGGCGCGTTGAACGCGCTCGCGGTTGTGCGGGGTCACGGCGCCACACCCCCGGCGGCCTCGATGCTCCAGCGGTCACAGAACTGCAGATGGCGCAGTTCAGTGATCACGGGGGCGATCGCTTTGATCGACCGCTCGACCCGGAACGCATCACGAAACGAGATCGTGAACGCCTGGCGCTGGTCGGCAGAGAGCGCCTTGATCATGTTCACTGCCACCGCCTTCTGCTCAGCGGTGAGTGGCGTGGTGGGGTCCGACTCGGGATCGGCCACCGGTTCAGCCACGACCACACCAGAGGTGGCGGCGGCCAGGGACTCGGCAGCGGCCTGGACCACCTCGGCATTGGCCGCCGGCTCCGGCTCCGCGTGTTCGCTGGGCGACATTATGCGCAAACTGCATTTTTCTTCAGGCTCGGCAGCCTGAGCCTCCTGCGGCCAGACAAGGCCCAGCAAGCCGGCCAACAGTTCAGCGACAGAGGATCCCTCTGCAACTGAATCAGCGCCGTCCTTGTGGCGCAGCCGGACCTCAACAAAGCCGGGCTCAGACGGACGGCTGAACCAGCAGAAGCCGTGGGCCGCGGCCTGGCGCGCGGCTTGGATGGGGTGGATCCCCTCAGTGATCGTGGCCTGGAACTCGGCCAGCGCCGCGGAGAACGAGGCATCAGCCTCGAACGATCGCAGTGCCAGCTCAGCGGACATGGGGTGCATGTGGTGTGAAAGTGCTGCACCGTTGAAGCATACCGGATCGGTACGCCGATCCGCAACGCTCAGAACGCCACAGGCTCAAAACTCACCCCCCCCCCAGGTTCGGCCGGGATCAGGGACTCGCGCCATGCGGCCAACCACTGGGAGGGGCGCCATTCCGAGGCCTCGGGATCCCACTGGTCAGCCAGCTCCTGCGGGGAGAAGCTGTCGATCCCCAGCAGCACGCCTGACCACCGCTGGCGCAGCCGCGGCGGCGCGAACCCACCGGCCGCGATCAGGCCAGCCGGTCCGGAATCGGCGGCCCGGGCGGACTCCCTCGCCTGATCGGCCCAGCTGGTGCAGAGCTCGGCAGCCTGGTCATCCGTGAGCACAGGGGCAGGGCTGGCGGCTGGTGCGCGCAAGGCCGCCGGTGGCAAGAGGAGGCCCGCATGGCAGGCCCAGAACTCCTTGGGCCCCCAGGGCTCACCGGCCTCGTCGCAGATGGCCGTGGAGCCCTTCAGTTGGCCGAGCAGGTCGCGGCTGCGGACCCCCTTGAACTCCCCCTGGTGGACCAGGGCGTTCAAGTTGGCGAGGCTCAGGAACACCACCGACCGCGGGGACTTGGTGATGCCGCGCTCCAACTCGCTCAGGCCGCTATGCCTGACCACCTCCCCCAGGCCGGCCTCAGATGCCCACCGCTTCGCTGTGTACTGCGTCCATCCGTTGGACTTGCGCCACCGGCGCAGCAGCCGGCCGAACTCCGTGGCGGCCTCGTCCTGCTGCTGTTTGATCAGGCTGTAAGTGGTGGCCATGGTGAGTTGTGAGCGGTCATACCCAGAAGGTACGCCCCGCAGACGCTGGCTGACAACTGGGATTCGCTCATCTGCTGCAGCTCGGCAGCGGAACTCTGAGGGTTGACGCATCAGCGGGGCGGGGCTCAGAGTGTCGAGCATGAGCAGGCCCCAGCCGTGACCCTCCGCGAAGCCATCTACAGCAGGCTCACCAGCTACGCGGCCGAGCGTGGACTGCCCCAGCCGCCTCCACCACCAGGCTTTCCAGCACTGCTGCAAACATCGTGCGTTGCTCCTGAGGCGTCGCCCCAGCAAAGAACTCGGGATCTCTCAGCTGCACGGTGAGGCCATCGAGCTCCGGCGCCACCCTGGGCCGGCGGCTCAGACTCTCGATCTCCAGCCGTAGCATGTCGGCTGCTGGTGCCAATGCCGGGTTCCGCCGCGCCAGCCCCTCCAGCTGCTCGAGGTCACGACGCTTGGCGGCTACCGCCGGATCCTCGTCGGCCGGCATGGCATAGGCAGCCGCCAGGCGGTCAGCCGCCTCGACGCAGGCGGCCACCGCCAGCGGCAGCGCAGCGGCTTCCTTGATCACGGCATGGTCGCCGCACAGGCGATGCCGACAGCGCCACCAGCCGGTCGAGCCGGAGGCGTTGCGGCGCAGGGTGTGGCCGCAGGCGCCGCACCGCAGCAGCCCGGTGAGGGCATGGCGGGCCTCGCCACCGTTGGAGCGGGTTAAGAACTGATTGGTCGGCCGCCTGAGGTGGCTGGCAAGTTCCTGCCATTCAGCCTCGCCGATCAGGGCCGGGTGCTGG